CCTGGCCCCAGCGTGGTGCTGGTGTGCGAGTTGGCGAGTTGGCTGTCGCGACGTTGCATGGAGGTTTTGGTACCATGCAACGGCGTAGCAGCCGTGTCGCCACCGCGCATACCAACACTAGTTCGCAATTTGCGAGCGCTATATAGAAGACTGGGATAATGACGGCGGCGTTAGCTCACCGTCACTTGAGTGCCACGCTGCTGTGCACTGGTCCCGTCGGTCGTCCCGCATTGCAGGGCGTGGCAAACCCAATGCGTTCCGACCGGTGAGTGTGTAGTGAGCGGCGCGACACAATTGCCTGACCCGCCATGGGTTAGGCGTGGCTTCTTACGGCCAATTGGATGTAGGCGTTCTCACACGATACGTGAGGCGGGCACTGCCATAGTGCGCCGGGCAGCTGGGAAGACAGCAGCAGAAACATAACATGACTATTAATTCAATTAAGTTATCTGCGAACCCTGTACACATTAGTTTAGAGGGGGGGGTTAGTGTAGAGTGTAGGGACATGCAATGCATGTCCGAGGTAATCTCCTTGCACCATGACTTGATGGTTCGCGAGGAGGTTCCGAAACGATCACCCATCAATGAGCGGATTTATGCGGTATACAACCAAATGTCACCAACAGAGGTAGTATCGCTAGTTGCCTGTTTGGTTGTGGTGGTCCTGCTGGTGGCAACCCTGGTGGAGATGTGGCTACGATACCGTCGTTGGCGTCGGAGCAACATGATGAGCATGAGAGAGATGCATGTTTACCGGACGATTGAGGAGATGTTTACGGCCGGTGAGGACAGCACCGTGGTGCTCAGGCTTGGGCATGTGTTGAAGGCGAAGTATAGTACGTTGGCAGCGAAGTCGACGGAAGAAATTGACTACATCGCAATGAAATCGCACGCCCACTCGATCCTGGTAGAGGAGAGAGAAGCTAAGGAGAAAGTCCGCCAATGGAACAAGCTGCGGAAACCGGATGAGAATGGGGCACTACCTCCTGCTAAGGAGTATGACCCAACACCAGACCATGCCGGTTTTGCTGATGTGCGCCTCGGGTGTTTGGATTCAGTCGCCGCCAATGCGGCTCGACTGTCTTTCCAGCTGTCGGATGAGGAGGTCCGATGGATGGGATACACCAATTCCCCATATCGTGAGGAGATATCAGCGAAGAAATCAATGGTGACGTATGCCTCATGGACGTGGTGGAACCCAATGACATGGTGTTTGGGCGAGACCAGGGGGCTGCGCCGCCTTCCGCGGCAGTTTTAGGGGTGCTCCATCGGTTCTCGCGGTAGAGACACGCAAGCTGAAGTCCTTGATATTGACAAGGGGCTTCTGGAGCAGCGTGGCTCGCTGGCACGCGAGTTCCGGGAGAGTACCCGCCAGCGAACCCGAAAGGTATTTAGATTAGGAGAGGTTGGATACCCTAGGGTCTGTACATATGCTAACAACAGTTTCTGCAACTTCTGGCGAGCGTTGGTGGAGCGTGTGTTCTTTGTCCGCAAGGGCGACACATACGAACTGCCACCGCCGCCGGAGGAGGAGGTTTTTGAGCGGCTCGCTAGCAGGGTCATTCGGAAACTGCGCCGGGTATACATTAGTACCGCCAAATGGACACCTGAACGATTCATAAATTCGTTCGTTGGCTGGAAGAAGGAAGTGTACCGTCGGGCGTGGGAGTCATTCCGGGTGACGCCGTTCTCAGCCTCCGACGCTATCATTCGGACTTTTCTGAAATGTGAGAAGAAGTTTTATGACCTCATAAAACCTGACCCAGTCGACCGTATCATTAGTCCACGGTCGCCCAGGTTCAACTTCATGATAGGCATGGTGCTGAAAGCGATGGAACACCCGATATATCGAGCCATTGCGTATGCTTTCTCACAGACGGGATTGCCAGTGGTGCTTAAGGGATATAACGCTGACGCACAAGGGGAGATCCTTCGTAAGAAGTTTGATCGTTTCACGCGCCCCTGCGTCATTGGGTCAGACGCAAGCCGGTTTGACCAGCACGTCAGCTATGAAGCGCTTAGATTTGAGCATAAAATATACCTAGCGTTGTGCCAGGCATGTGACAAGCTGTATCTCAAGAAATTGCTACGATACCAATTGATAAATAAGGGCGTGGCATGGGTAGAGGGGTGGCGAGTCAAGTACTCCATTATTGGAGGACGCATGTCGGGTGATATGAACACGGGCATGGGAAACTCTTTGATCATGGCGTCAATTATTTGGGATTATTTGGAGATGGTTGGCATTACCAAGTATGAGATTGTCGTCAATGGTGACGACGCTCTTATGATGGTGGAGTCGTGTGATGAACAATCTGTGTTAGATGGCTATGCCCAACATGGCCTGAAGTACGGGTTTACGCTGGCGGTTGAGAAGCCAGTTTATTTGTTCGAACACGTCGAGTTTTGCCAAACAAAACCCATCCAGGTGAGACCCGGGTGTTGGCGTATGTGTCGAATGCCTCATTCGGCCCTCGCCAAAGACGTCGTGACTTGTAATTTTGATCTGAGCAATCTGAACGTGCTGGCGTACTACTGCAAAGCAATAGGTGATTGTGGTGGTGCGCTGTGTAGTGGTGTTCCAGTGTTTCAATCGTTTTATAGTCTGCTCCGCCGAAGTGGCCGTGATTCCAACATAACCAAATCTAAGGGTTGGGAATGTGGGATGACAATCATGGCCAAAGGAATGGAACTAACTACTAAAGAGATACAGCCAAGTGCGCGGTTGAGTTTTTACCACGCTTTCGGCATACCTGCATGGCAGCAGGTGGAACTTGAAAACTACTATGACCAGTGCAAAACGTTTGACCGTAGCGTTCTAGATGAGCGCCCAATTGGCTACTGCCCCCTGTTCGGGTCAGTGGCCTCTGATCCCCGTTGGTAGCAATGGGGTCCACCAGGGTAATTGCCCAAAACGTTGGAAGACTCCCGTAAAAGTGTCGTGCTAAATAGAATGCCGAGAGACTGCACGGAGCTTCGTTGTGGATAAGCGTGAACGTTCGCGACGTTCCTGGTGGATGAACAGTCCGGGAGGTGGACCTGGAACCCATAGTTTCACAAATAGTAATCGACAGTAGAGCAATGCCACAGAGCAAGAAGCCTACAAAGCAAGCAAAACCAAAACAACAAAAGAAAAATAAAACGCGCAAGTTAGAGCGGAGTTCCCCGGCCAAACACTTTTCCCGAATTGGCCGTGAGCTTGGAGCCACACTCGCCGGTACTCCCGGCGCACTCATTGGCCAGGCTGGGGGGGCTCTTCTGGGGCACCTGGTCGGGCGAGGCGCCTACCGAGTGTCCAAGAACTCCATTATGATGGATCCTAATGGCCCACCCACATTTTCTACCCGCGATGAGGGGTTGCGGGTATCCCACCGCGAATTCATTGCAGACATTTCCGGTACCACAACGTTTACCAACACTGTGTTCCCGATTGACCCAATGCAGGGACAAACATTTCCATGGATGTCCCAGGTTGCAAGCAATTTTGAGGAGTATGAGTTTAATGGCCTAGTCTTCGAATACAAAGCGACCTCTGGTACCGCTGTTAGTAGCACTAACACGGCACTTGGCACGGTCATATTGGGGACCCAATACGATGTGGAGTTGGATGCGTTTCCCGACAAATTGAATATGGAGAACTATGAGTTCTCTACTTCAGCGGTGCCATACTGTAACCAAATGCACCCGGTAGAGTGTAAACCTTCATTGGGTGTGTTTGGGCATCGGTATTGTGCGCCAGGGGATGGCATTCCGTCTGGGGCAGATCCTCGCCTCTATCAAATTGGAAATTTCCAGATTGCTACCACTGGTATGCAGTCTGGGGTAACCACCATTGGCGAGTTGTGGGTCACTTATGACATATCCTTTTACAAACCACGACTTCCGGATACAACCATGTATAGCACAGGTGTCGTCCACCTTATATCGCGCCCAGCTGCTACATCCGCCAGCGCGAATATCGGTGGCACCACCGGATTTCAGTATACAACCGACAGCATGATGCATGCCCACACCCATGGGTATAGCAATAACGGCATCTGGTTCCGCAATGCCGGAGCTTATTTGGTCGTCGTTACTGCCCGGGGTGGGGCCTCAGGTGGCATAGCCGCATCTTACGGGGCTAATGTTGCTGTTACGCGAAACATCATGTATGGTTCGTCCGCTGGGTCTTCCACCAGCGTTAGTTCCAACACCGCAATAGCCATTTTTGTGGTCCAGGTAACTGGGTCGCAGTCGTATGGCGTTAATACATCGTCGAGTCAAGCCATGACATTCACGTGTTCTGGCCTGTCCGGTGGTGATTGTGATGTGTTCAGTGTTGGAATTAGTACCCTAGCTACTGGGATTCCGGCCACCAACCAAGGATTGGGGGCAGTTCACCCTTCTCCTTCCCTTCCCGTTAGGGATGTGTTAGGGGCCACACTGTCTGTGTCGACTGCTGTGGAACGCCTTGGCATTAAACCTGAGGATGTTGTTACGCAAGCGTTGGTGGATGAGGTCACTGATAGGATTAAACGAATGTGCGCGGAGAAAGGGTATACGTTGGTACAGTCCGAGGACGGTACCTACGCACTTGCTTAATAATTCGTTGCTTGGATTAGCGTGATAAAACCGTTAAAATCGGATCCTTCGCTATACCCCGGGTCACCGAGGAGAACGGTGTACAATGGTGGTGATGCCACCCCGCTGCGGGGAAGTCGCAGCCTTGGAGGAGGGATGCGGGTGTACTTGATTGCTGAGGGTTTGGGATTAGCCTATTGCACGCCGGGACAAGAGATTGGGCCCGGCCTCTGACCGTTAGCTCTACCCCAGACTCAACAGTATGTAAATAAGGGAATTTCCAACCGCTCCCTCCTGGATACCAGAAGCGCAGAAATAATTGGCAGGCACCGTGGGGTGCTAACCGGGCTCTGCGCAATATAAGTAAGATTACCA